CATGATCCAGATACTCGTACCGGACGCCAACGACAGCCTCACTGAAACGGAGCTGGACGGCATGACGTTTTTTCTGCGCCTGTCCTGGAACAGCGAGGCGCGGCAATGGGTGCTGTCCATCGAGAACGCCTACAACGAACTGATCGTGGCGGGCATTGCGGTGGTACCGGATACGCGCTTGTTGGCGGGTTACCGGCATCTGGCCGTGCCCTCGGGCGAACTCGTGGCCCTGGCGCCCGACCGCCGCGACACCATCAGCCGATCCGCGCTGCCGTCCGGCGAGGTGGCGCTGCTCTACATCAACGCCGACGAGGTGGCCAATGGCCAGGTTTGACCGCGTTTACCGGCTGCTTGTTGGCAAGGACGGCGGGCAGGGACTGGAAATCTTGCCCCCGATCCGCATCACATTCGACATCGCAAAGACCACCGCCGAAGAACCCAACGACGCCAAGATCACCGTGTACAACCTGGCCGCGCAAACCCGCCGCACGCTGGAAGAACCCGGCCTGCGCTGTGTGCTGTACGCGGGCTATGCGGAAGAGGGCGGCCCCTTGCTGATGGCCTCCGGCAGCATCGTGTATGCGTATACCCGCTATGACCAGCCGAACGTGGTGACGGAATTGACGGTCAAGGACGGCTATATCGAAGTCCGCGACACGGCGGTCTCGATCGGCTTGGGGCCTGGCGCGCGCGCCAGCGACATCATCCGCGACATTGCGCGGCAAATGGGCCTGCCGTTGCTCATGGCCGACGATGCGCCCGACCGTCGGTGGGAGCAGGGCTTTTCTTTCTACGGCGCGGCACGCACGGCGCTGCACAAGGTCACGCAGGGTACTGGGCTGGAATGGTCGATCCAGAATCAGCAGTTGCAGGTTGTGCAGCGGCTGGGCACCACGCGGCGCCAAGCTGTTGTGCTGGCCGTGGACACCGGCCTGCTGGGCCAGCCCGAACGAACGCGGGCGGCCGCCAGCGAGAAGGCGAAGGCAAAGGCGCCGGGGCAGGCGGGTGCCGCTGCGCCGGCCGTAGCCGCCAAAACCGCCAAAGCCGCCAAATCCGCCACGCCCGCCAGCGGCCAGCAGCAGCGCGACGGCTGGAAGGTCAAGTCGCTGTTGCTGCCGACCATCAGCCCGGGTGATCTCGTCAAGCTGGAAAGCCGCTCGGTAGCGGCCTTTCAACGCGCGGAGACCGTGCGCCATACCGGCGATAGCGAAGGCGGCGACTGGCAAACGGAATTGACCCTGGTCGACCCCCACCCGTCCTCCACCAAAAAGGAGCAGTCATGAACAACGCGGTAACCCTCATGCGCCGTCTTATCGCGACGGAGCTGGCGGACGTCTACACGACGCTGCCGGGCGAAGTTGTCGCCTATGACGGCACGTTCGTCACGGCCCGCCCCGCGCTTGCCAAGCGGCTGGCCAATGGCGACGTCTTGCCGCCGCCGCAGGTGGTGCGCGTGCCGGTCTGCTGGCCGGTGGGCGATGTGCACGGCGCGCAGGCGCTGATCTCGGTGCCGCTGGCGCCGGGCGACGCGATCAAGCTGTCGTTCTCCGCCCGAGCGCTGGAAAACTGGCTGGCGGGCGACAACGGCCCCCCGGATGACCCGCGCCAGTTTGATTTGTCGGATGCGTTCGCCTCGCCGCTGTTGCGGCCGGGCACGATGGCGGCCGATACGCAGAATGTCAGCATCCAGTACGGACCTGGCACGCTGAAACTGTCACCCACGGGCGAACTGACTTTTCAAGTCAAGACCTGGACGGTGCAAGCGGAACAAACCACCTTCAACACCCCGGTCACGATCAACGGGCCGCTGACCTATACGCAAGGCATGTCGGGCGAGGGCGGTCAGGGCGGCGCGTCGATGCGCATACGCGGCGGCGTGGCCTATGAAGGCGGCGCGGTCACCCATAACGGCAAGAGCATCGGCGACACGCATCGCCACGCCTACGCGGGCGGCACGACCGAGGGGCCAATCTGATGACCCTGGACCTTGCTTTATCCGACGACCACGACCTGGACCTGGATCTGCTTGGCCGTGCCTCATTCGTGGATGGCGCCGACCGTATCGCGCAGCAGATCAAAACGACCTTGCTCGCCTTCATGGGCGAGTGGTTTCTGGACACCACATTTGGTGTCCCGTACTTCGAGGACGTGCTGGTGAAGTCGCCCGACCGCGCCGGCATCGAAGCCATCTTCCGCGCCCGGATCCGGGCGGTGCCGGGGGTGACCCAGGTGCAAGCCATGCAGTTGCAGATGGAACGGCAACTGCGCGTGCTGCGCGTTACCTACCAGGCCGACACCACCTACGGGCGGCTGGATCGCGTGGTGTTGTTGGGGACGTCTTCGGGTGCATCTTCGGGCACTTCATCAAGCACGTCTTAGTCCCTTCTTCCCCTAAATTTTGTTGAGGTACCTATGGCCTACGGTGTCACACCGGACGGGTTCGTACGCCCGCGCCTGCCCGAAATCCGCCAGGAGATCGTGGCGGACCTGCGCGCGCGCATGCAATCCGCCGGATTCAATGGCGCGGTGGAAACCCGCCCGGACAGTATTACCGGCCTGCTGATCGACACCTTCGCGGAACGCGAAGCCACGTTGTGGGAGCAGGCCGAAGGCGTGTATTACGCGATGTACCCGGGCTCGGCCACGGGCGTGTCCCTGGACCGTTCCGTGTCGTTTACCGGCGTGTCGCGCTACCGCGACGAGCCTTCGCGGGCCTATGTGGTGTTGTACGGCGCGCCGGGCACAACGGTGCCGGCGGGCGCGCAAGTGCGGCATCGCGTTAGCCAGAATGTGTGGGCGGTGGACGGCGCCACACGCATTTTGCCCGGCGCGGCGGCGGATGTGACGTTGCAGCCCGCCGTTGCCCCGCAGACCGTGTACACCGTATCGATTGATGGGGTGGACCATTCCTACACAAGCGGCGCCACCGCGAACCTGCCCCAGGTGCTGGCGGGATTGGTGTCGGCGCTGGCCGCAAGCGGCCTGGTGGTGTCGAGTGATGGCGCCGCCGTGCGTATCCACTCTGACGGCCGCCAGTCGGCGGCGTTTGCGTGGTCGGCCAGCTTGTCCTTGATCCGCCTGGGCTCGCCCACCTTGGCGACCACGATCGGCGCGTCGGCCGAAGGCGCCGCCGTGGGGGACCTGAACGGAATCATCACGCAGGTTGATGGGTGGGAAGCCATCAACAACCTGCAAGAGGGCGTGGCGGGCCGCCTGGCGGAAACCGCCGCGGAGTTGCGTGCGCGCTATCCGACCGGCCTGTTTCGCCTGGGCGCGGCCACGCTACCCAGCATTGCCCCCAACGTGCGTGACCGCGTGGCCGGCGTGCGTACCGTCAAAGTCTTCATGAACAGTACCGACACGCCGGATGCGCTGGGCCGGCCGCCGCACAGCGTGCACGTGGTGGCCGACGGCGGCCTGGACGACGAAGTGGCCGACGCCATCTTCCGTGTGGTGGCGGCCGGCATCGACACCCATGGCCAGCGCCGGGTAGTGGTCAAGGACGCGGACGGCGCGGATCAGGTGATCCGTTTCGACCGGCCCGAGCGCGTCTATCTGTGGGTGCGCTGCGCCACCACCTTGTTGCCGCCGTCCGAACAAGCGTTCCCGCCCGACGGCTTTCAGCGCATTGCCGACAGCCTGGCCGAGGTAGGCGAGGCATCCAGCATCGGCGAAGACGTCGTGCTGCAACGGCTTTACGGCGCAATTTTCCGTACGCCGGGGCTGGCATCCGTGGACCTGACGCTGGCCTATTCGACCGACCCTGCCTTCAAGCCGACGCCCGCCGACTATCGCGCGGCGAACGTCACGATTCAGGACTTTCAGGTTGCGGCGTTTGATCTGTCGCGCATCGAGGTGACGTGATGGATCTGAACCAAGACCATGCACAGGTGGCCTGGGGCCATTGGCTGGGGCAGTTCCAAACCAAGCGGCGACTGGAAGCGCTGGTCAAGGCGCTGCTCAAGCCGGCCCACGGGCTGCAAGGTGCGTTGCGCGCGCTCTACGAAGACCGTTGGCTGGATACGGCGGTGGGCCGGCAGTTGGACGGCATCGGCGA